TTTAGAGTTCTCCGGGGACGCTACGTCGTCAAATAGACACAAATCGGCACGGTGACCAATGAATTCCGACTCAATACCGTACGCGGCAACGGTCGGTTCCTTGTTGTCGAGTCCTTCTCCGGCATATTGGTCAACAACAAACTCTTCTGCACGCCACAAAGCACCCAACGATGACGGTTTGAAGCGACCGTAGTCAATAGCAAGGCACGCTTCTGCGTCAATAGCTAGTCCACGGGCCACCATCTCTGGGTCTGGACGTAGAGGAACTGTTCTTTCTAGTGTTTCTCGGATACGACGGCTATACATCTTAGCCAATGTTTGCGATACTGAACCGATCATTACGCGTATGTGTCGATTCTTTACTATCTGCCACACAGCTACGTCGTGAAACAGGGTACTCTTGCCGGCACCTGGTGGAACGTTGAGCACACAGAACTGTTTCTCTGGATGTTGAAGCATCTCCACAATCTTGTATGCAGCATCAACTTGCCATGGAGACGGAACGCGTCCTAGATACACACGTCTGAAGTAATCAAAATCTACTAGCCCACGCTGTGCTCGCTCACATAACTTACCGTTTGGTATGACGGGGGGCATGTCACGTATGACAGCATTGGACACATTAATCCTGTCTTTGCCGCCAAGTGTTTTGGAACCTTTTAAGCGTTCACTTTCAACGGTTGCGCCTAGCTCTTTTACTTTGTGTGTCCACGCTAGAGCTGTTTGATACGAAATACCCGCAATGCCGGCACACTCCCGTAACCCCATACCAGATTGTTGAGCTTGCCAGAACAAAGCCCTGTCTTCCGGACTGATGATCCGTTTGCCTTTTTTCATTTAGTAGGATCGTACCATGAAGGAGTTAAGTGATCAAGAGTTGCTGGAAGATGCACGCAGAGCCGCCATTGCCTGGAAACAAAAAAAAATTAAAGAAGGCCTGCATGTGGATGCAAACAAGGAATAAGTTACTTCCTTGGGACCTTGGGAATGTTTGCGCCAGATTTTCGTAATTGTTGGGTTAATTCGCGAACGATTTGGTCTGGAGTTTTCCCCGATAATGTAATTTCAGAATCAACCCTTACTGGTTTGGTGGATGCGTTTCTTGTTTTTACTTCAAAATTCGGATGTATTAAATTTTTGTTATCAAACCTTGAAACATATAAAGAACCCTCTTTCCCTGCATAGTAACCTGTTGTTTTGGCAACATCGGCAACAGTAGAAAACTCTTGTGGTTGATATTGTTGACCGTTTATTGTTCTAGGGGCCGAAGTTTCTGCCGTGCGAATAATTGGTCTTTCTCCGTAAACAGATGGTGTTGAAAGAATGGCATCTGATGCGTTCGGTCTTAGTTCTGATATTCCGGTTACTGGGGAACCATGCACATAAACAGTTTGACCAGTTTTTGTGTTAACTGTTTGGTTAAATTTGTTTATCCCGCTTTCTATTTTTGCAGGAATTTCCATTTTCTTTATGCTTTCGACAGCAGGTTTACCTGCTTCGCCACCAGCAGCAAAACCTAATCCTTGAACAATCCCACTCAAACCAGTAGTAATGCGCTTAGTTGTTGACATCCCGTCACCCTTAATGGCAGCCTCAATAGCGTTAGCCCCAGTGATGTTTCCTGGGTCTAGCATCGACTTTAACTCATCGACAATACCCATGGTGTTGGGCGGGTTGTCGCGTAGCCATTGTTGATATCCGCTTAGTTGCGTTGGTTGCATGGCAAAGTTGCGATGTTGTTGTGCTCTTTTGTTGTTTACGACCTGGCCAAGCCCTGTTGTGACCGGTGGTGGAATATATTTCTTTGGCACGTTGCAACTGTATCACTGTGTGCTACACTCACACACACACCTGTCGGGAAGACAGCACACTAGATAGTTCCATGAGCCAGACCCCATTAAGTAGTCAAGTGAGCAACGGGTGGGGAGGCTAATCGTGACCGGAAACGGAGTTCGATTCCCATGCTCACACACATAGTGGGGGAATTAAAAGAAGAAAAGGTGTCGGCTAAATAACTAGCTACGGCGGCCTTGCCTGGAGAGGCAAAACGTGGGGGGGAGCATTACTCACCCTGGGTGCTTCTTTTTTTTATTCTTTTTTGTTTTTCTTCTTTGGCGCCGATCCCCCCGGTGATATATCAACCACATTACTTGTTACATTACCTGGCAGCAAATATACATATATCCGAGAGCTCATATTACTAATTCCCCCCCCCCTTGTAAAGGCACTACCCCAGTGCGATTGCACTGGAGTAATGCCGATACGCTTGCCGATTGTTGTTGCTCGGCGTTATGCCTTGATCTCAAAGGCAACCATTTGATTGACCCAAACTGTTCCGTCTTGGTTCTGACCTGTCACTTCTTTGGTGATCGTGGTCATTGCACCAAGTACCTTGACCTGACTTGCTCCGTGTCGGTTCGTTGCCGAGACGCTGTCACCTGTCTTGCACTTGCCGATTGGCACTAGTAATCCCCACTTCTTGTTTGTCTTGTCTCCAAGATTGACCCAAGTTGCTGTTTGCATTGAACTACCCTTCGTTCGTCTATCTGTCGGACTCTCCGACACTCTCAGTATATCCGACCCGACCAACTCGGCTGTATGTCATATATATAATGACTATGCGCCAAGCGTCAAGTCCTTAGTCATTGCTTGTGTTATTGGTAGCACCGGCACCAAGCGTTGGCACCGGCATCATCACCAGCCACAGCCAACGCGTCAGGGGGGACGCATTGACTGTGGTCTAGGTGGGTCATCAAGACTTGTTGTTCCTGTCATTGCGTAGAGCAGCCTTTAACTCATACACAAGGTCACCGATCTGTCCAATGTGGTTGTAGTCAGGGTCAAAGAACTCTCTTTCTCCTGAGTCCATCACCTTGGTCCAGTACACAATGGCTTGTCTAACCTTAGCCCTATTCACTATGACAACTCGCTGGCTAAGTCACAGAGCGCAATAGCACGCTCAATGTCATTGTTTAGGTCTTGGACAATTAAGCCTAGGTCGTGGTACTTGTGTGTGCCATTGGCATACTCACCAAGTCCATCGTTGTAACTAACCCTAAACCATACCCCTGTGTAACGCTGACCTGTGTCAGGATCGGTAGCAATGTGACGCTTGCTCTCGACATCGTATGACCCTGCGTGATACCCCAACTCAACTGCAAGTTTCTCCTCAAGTGTACGCTTGAAGTAGGTGCCATCTTGATGGCTCTTGCGAAAGTGCTTGCTTGGTGCTGGTGCTGGCTTGCTAAACAACAAACACCATTCGCCAAGATTAGCGAACAGGTAAGGTATTGCGTCAACCACTCTTGACTTGACCTTAGCCTCTCTAGACGGTCTTGGCACTTCCTTGACTACCCTAAATGCTGGATCTAACATTGCTTTCTCCCTTGCTTGACTAGAGTCGGGGATTTCCCGACATTGACAGTATATCCGACCCGACGAACTCGCATCGGACATACTGTATGTGCTTGGCTATATTCTCGTCTGCGCGAGATGCTGTGTTATTGGTAGTTGCTTAGTGGTTTGCTATGACTACCCACAAAGCAAACATAATGATGACGCTACTCAGTATCATCGTCGTTAAACAGGTCTACGTGTTTGCTCTTGGCTAACTCCATAAGACCTTCCCAAAGCTTGGGGTATTCCTTCTTGGTCTTTGCTGGCATAATCTGTGCATTGCACATCTCTTGAGCAAAGAATGACTGCCTGTTAGTCAACAGATCGTTGATTACTTGAGCAGCGTCCTGTCCTTTGTTGGTGAATGGCACGTACCAAGTCTCCAACGGATTGTCTTTCTTGTCACGCAAGATTGCAATGCCGTTAGGTGTTGTCATATATGTGACGGTTGTCTTTGCGTTAAGGATAACACGCAAGAGCAAAGAGATGTAGTCAGTCTGCTCGTACAGAACACAAGTCAATGTCTTCTCCTCAAAGAATGCCTGTGCTTGGTCAACAGTCTTGAGACCAAACACTGGTTGCATACCTGCTCTTGACAAGTCACTGGATATCTCTTTCATCTTGTCATAAGCAGGTCCGACTGTGTTGGCTGCAAGGTCTCCACCTGACTCTTCCCATTCTTCTTCGGAAAGCACAGTGCCAACGCAAAGCACAGCAACAAGTTCATCGTTATCGCTAAAGATGGTCTCTCGTAGCCGTTTGTCGCTTGCGATAAGCAACTCCACTTGTGATTGGTTGTACTCGTCGTCCAATGCCTTGCCGGCATCCTCAACAATCTGTTCCAACTCCTTGAGTATGTCTTCCATTAGGATCTCCCTTGTAGTCGCTTCATAAGTGTTTCTGCTTCTGGAACTGTCCTTACCTGATGAATGTGATACCTGCGCTTGATCATTGCGATGTCTACGTCTAAATTGTCGTAGTGTGTATCGCCAATGCCAGTGACGTGACCATCACATACCCAAATGATGGGCTGTTGTGATCCATTGCGTAACTGACATCCGTACAACAAAGCAGGACCATCTACTGCGTTAGAACCTGGGAAATGTGGCAAGTATCTTGTCATACGACCCTTTCTGGCAATAACCCAACAGTTAGGCATTTCTGGATTGTTGTGACCACCCGAATAAGCCAGCACAGTAGCACCAGTAGATGCCCTAAGCAATCTGTCAAGGTCATCAGATGACAATGACATTGAGCCAGAGCAATCGATAACAACAACAGCACCTAATGCTCTTGTCTTGCGCTTGAAGATGCGCTTATCTGGGTCAGTTGCAATGCGATTGATGAAGTGTGGCTCTCTGCCACTGTCTGCAGCAATAGTCCTGCGTCCTAACTTGCCTGTGTGATTGATGCCTAGTTCTGGTTTAGCAACAACGAGTTGTTCCCAGTTGCCGTGCAAACGAGAGTCTTTGGGGTAAGCCTTGCCAGGTTCGCTTAACTCTCCGTCTTCGCCAGACGTTTCGTCACCTTCTTGCCTTTCCCTGTCTGCTTCTCTAGCACTGTCTGCATAGCGTTCCAGTCTCTCAGCAGTAGCCTTGAAATATCGCAAGGCATCCTTTCTTGAGTATTTGGAGTTGCTGTTGATCTTTGACATTGCATCAAGCCAATGGTTTTTGTAAAGGCATCGGTAGATCTCGTCTTGTATCTCAAGCATTGAATCAGCGGCTTCGTAACAACCAGCATCACGCAAACCATCAGTGATCTTGATGTATGCCTTGGTGCCCATATATTGATATGCCTTGTGATAAGCAGCAATAGAAGCAGTGCCAGAAGCCAACACAGTGGTAAGCAACTCTACCTGTGTAGTACCAACTGTTGGGTCTTCACTAAACACGTGAATATACCGCAAGTTGGCAACAATCCTGTTTACTGCTTCAATGGCTGTTTCTTGGATATGCCACTGCTTGGAATACTTCTCCTTGGCTGGCAACTGATACCTGCTAAGCACCAGCAGATAATCCTGAAGTGTCTCAGCACGCTTGTCGTTGCCAGTTGGGGCTAGATAAGTGTTCTTCTTGAGTTTGGCTGTGCCGTAAGTGATGGTTACATCGTCAAGAGAATACGCTTCTCCCGCACTTGCGTAAGCATTCTGCTTAAGGATTGGTCTCGGTGGCAGCGTCTCTGGCGCTACAACAACCCTTGCTTTCTTGGGCTTGGGCTTGACCATCTTATATCACCTCCTTTGACTCTGTTGTTGCCATTGTTGGGGCTGTTGTCTCACTGCTGACGATCGACAAAGCACTAACAATGCTCTTGCGAATCTTCGGCAAGCAAATGCGTGCTGAAGCGTCAATGTCATTGCTTGCCTGAAGCAACTGAGCAAACGCAAAGAAAGAACGCAGGGAATACCTGTCGCCATCGTCTCTGGTGGAATACTCAAGCGCAATGTCACGCAAGTTCTCTGGCAATGCCAAGATGGCATCAGGGTGTGGTTGCTCAATCTCAACTCGTACAACCAAGCGATCAAGAACAGCAGGGGACAAGTCCTCTGGCTCTCCGTTCATCGTTGCAACTACGGAGAAACCAGGCTGTGGTCTTACAACTTCGCCTGTCTCTGGATGCTCAAACGAACTTGAGTGCACTGTGTCAATGATTGCCATAAGCCTTGACTCAATGTCACCGTTGACACGGTTGATCTCGTCAACAACCAAGCGACCACCATTGCGCCAAGCCTTGATGGCAACGCCTTCCTCAAAGCGCCAGATGCCGTTGTCGTTCTGCTTGTACTTGCCGATCATATCGCCATCGGTCATTTCGTCTGTGCAAATCAAACGGTATGACGTCTGATCGTTGAGGTGATAGTTAAGACCAAAGTAGGTCTTACCTGTTCCCGGCTTGCCGTACAACAAAACACGGTCTAAACCGTGCTTCATCGCAAATGATGCGCTATCCCAACCTGTTTCCAATGTGACTGTTGACATTATTTCCCTGCTTTCTGTGTTTGTTTGTGATCTTGAATTTGTGCATTGAGTTTGGCAATTGCATCTGCCAATGATCCCTCTCCTGAATCATCAACTATGACTGTTTCTTTGTCATCCTGAAAACGCAAGGTAGCGACTGTCTTGGCTTCGCAACAAGCCAATGTCATACGCACTCTGCGCTTCTGTGGATGCTTAGATGGCTTTACTTCGTCTTCTTCTGCGATAGCAGTGTCCCTTGGTGCTGCCCATCCTGCAGTAACAACAATGTAGTTTGTGTTTGTGAATGAACCAAGCGTTTCTACTGTCTCGTCGTCAGACAAGAGATCGTAGATGTCTGTGTTCTCGCAAAGAAACTCTGTTGTGCCATCTGCATTGAGATAGTAAACCCTTGCTGTGCCTGGAACAAAGGCATCGTCACCAGCAGACTGGTAAAGATCCTCCTCTGCCTTCTCCACTTGCCAAGTTACGGTTGTCATAAGCCATACTCCCTGTTGCTGTCTATCACCGAGACGATCTCGGCACGGACAGTATGCCCGACCCGACCAACTCGCCGACATACAGATACACATAAGGCAAGATACAGCAATGCCCTAGCGCAAGCACTAGGGCATCACTGAAATGTTGTAGGTGGTAGGTGGTAGGTGGTAGGTCTACTCGAATTGTTTTGCTATGTGCTCTAACACCTCGGCGTACATAGTTGGGTCTTGCTCTTTCATTATGGTCGGTAGCATTTCAAACATTATAATTGCTTGGTACAGCTTGCCGTCCTGAACTGTCAGATCATTTACTTTCTTGACAGTAACAGTTGTTTCCTTGTCGCTCCGAGCAACAAGAAAGAATGTTTTGCCTGCGTATGCAATAGTCAACACTTGACTAACCCTGTTTGGGCTATCGGAAGGCCGTCCCTCCTCTTCAGTAGGAGCAGACCAAGCTCCACACCTGATGAGAACACCCATTTTGCCTTTTATTAAAGAGTGCGCAACAGCAAGTGCAGGACTAGAAAGACCTTCGTAGATGTTGTCACCGGCACCAATCTTGCGAAGAGACATGTCATCATCTCCGGCTTGATCACCGTCTCTGTCGGCACTGGATACGATTGCCCAAACTTCTGATGTTTCGTCCGGATCACCATTTGCGTCAAACATATCTTGCTCTAGCTGCCTAAAGCTTTCGATTGCTCCTTGTAGCGCTTCGTCAAGTATTTCCTCATACGCGTTGTTGACAAGATCTTTTATGTTATTTTTTTCGCTCATTTTTTCCTCCGATTGTGTGTGATTTCGAACCCATTATACCCGACCCGACCAACTCGGTCGGAAATCGATTTTACCACTTAATGTATTCTGCAGTAACTTGTTTAATAACTGAAATTACTTCTTCTTCTGTCAAAGTATTGGCAAGGCCAACAGAAGCTTGTTGTGCAAGCTCAACGCCGGCAGCGTTAGTATTCGTTAAGCCCTGAAGTATCAGTTCTTTCAGTGCGTCTTGGTTTTGCATTTGATTCCTCCATTATTT